GTGCTGGCATTGGTTTAGAGATTGGTCGACTACGTCCATTAGGTAGTCCAATTCGCGGTGGTGAGATTATGCACACAGGTATGATACCTTTCCTGAAAAAATGGTTCGGTGATTTACGATCATGTTCACAAGGAGGTATTCGTAATGCAAGTGCCACTGTTTTCTATCCTATTTGGCATCATCAGTTTGATGATCTTATTGTTCTTAAAAACAACCAAGGAACAGAAGAAACCCGAGTCCGTCATATGGATTATGGGGTTGTGCTTAGTGCCTTCTTCTGGAGACGATTTAAAAACAAAGAAGACATAACATTCTTTGATCCCAACGAAGTACCAGACTTGTATGAAGCGTTCTATCAAAACACAGAACGCTTTGAAGAGCTTTACGTAAAGTACGAACGTACTCCTGGTTTACGTAAGAAGACCATGTCCGCTGAAGAAGTATTCAAGTCGGGCATACTAAAAGAGCGCACTGATACAGGGCGTATCTATCTAGTGTTCATTGACAATGTAATGAACCAGGGTCCGTTTGACCCAGAGTACCATACCATTTATCAGAGTAATCTTTGCTGTGAAATCCTCTTACCTACTCGCTCTTTCAAGCGTCTTGATGACGCTGATGGTCGCATTGCTTTATGTACGCTCGGTAGTATCAACTGGGGAGCTTTCCGCAATCCAGAAGATATGCGTAGGGCTTGCCGTATACTTCACCGCAGTCTTAACAATATCCTTGATTACCAAGACTTTTTAAGTATTCAAAGTAAATTGAGCAACGATGAAATTCGTCCATTGGGCATTGGTATTACTAATCTCGCCTACTGGCATGCCAAGCGTAGTTTAAAGTATGGAGAGAAAGATTCTCTCCATGAAGTTAAAAGTTGGATGGAACATCAAGCCTACTACTTAACTGAAGCTTCAGTTGAGCTAGCTAAGGAACGTGGTCGTTGTGAAGGCAGCGATCGTACACGTTATGGCCAAGGTGTATTCCCCTGGGAACTACGTGCTAAGGGTGTAAATGAATTAGCAGACTTTACTCCGGAACTAGACTGGGAGACATTACGAGTACAGATGAAAACACATGGTGTGCGCAATGCTACGCAAATGGCAGTTGCTCCAGTAGAGTCTAGTTCTGTTGTTATTAACAGTACCAATGGTATTGAAATGCCAATGAGCCTAATCTCAGTTAAAGAATCCAAAGCAGGATCGTTTGTACAAGTTGTACCTGAGTACCACAAGTTGAAGAACAAGTATCAACTCATGTGGGAACAAAAAGACTGCGATGGTTATATTAAGACAGCAGCCGTTATTGCTGCTTACACTGATCAGTCAATCAGTACTAACACATTCTACAATCCTGCACACTTTGCAGATCGTAAAGTGCCAACCACACTGATTGCCAAGAACTTGATGCAAGCCCACATGTGGGGATTGAAGACATTCTACTACAGCTTGATTAACAAGCAAGGTAGTAAGGCTGTTGCAGAAGACGCACCAACTATGCTAGAACCTATTAACTTTGATGACGAGGAAGACTGCGAGTCTTGTAAACTGTAATGTTAGAAACTATATGTGACATAATGGTAGACGCTTACAAGCGTAATTGGATTACCAGTCGTGATGGTAATGTCAGCATACGACACCACGACCGTGACCACTTTTATATCACACCGAGTGGTGTGCGTAAGCAAACACTACAACCTGATCAATTCAAGAAGATTGGTATTGAGAAAGGCTACTGGGGCCAACCACCGACTATATACCATGCAACTAAAGAGTTAGAATACACTGAAATCAGTGCCAATCTAAAGCCCAGCGGAGAACTTCCCTTGCACTTTGGCTTACAGAAAGAAATGGGACAGCATACTGGCGAAGTTCGTGTAGTAGTACACGTTCATCCTACTTATTGTATTGCTGCCATGCATGCCGGCATTAACCTTAGCACTATCAGTGATGCGTTTCCAGAACTCAACCGCTACACCAAGGTAGCACCCAATGTAGGCGATGTGCCTCCTATTAGCCAAGAGCTTGCGGATCAGTGCCATAAGATGTTACAGTTAGATAAAGACGGCAATATTGCTTATGATATCGTAGGTATCAAAGGGCATGGGGTAGTTGCTATTGATACAACACCGTGGCGTGCATACGAGCATATAGAAAGATTAGAACATATTTGCAAGATAGTACTTGCAAGTGGAAAATATTAAAATGTCAAAACAACAATATAATTTAAACACAAAGACAGACTATCTAAGCCGTAAGATGTTTCTGGATCCAGCAGGACCTGTAACTATTCAACGCTTTGAAGAAGTTAAATACAAGAAGATTGCAGACTTCGATGCCACAGCCCGTGGTTTCTTCTGGCAACCCGAAGAGATTAGTCTTACCAAAGACGCTAACGATTTTAAGGATGCAAGCGATGCAGTTAAACATATATTCACTAGCAACCTACTACGTCAAACAGCACTTGATAGTTTGCAAGGTAGAGGACCAACACAGGTATTCACTCCTGTTTGTAGTCTCCCCGAAGTCGAAGCTCTCATGTACAACTGGGGATTCTTTGAAACAAATATCCATAGTAAAAGCTACAGCCATATAATCCGCAACATTTATAATGTGCCTAAGGATGTGTTTAACACAATCCATGACACTAAAGAAATTGTGGACATGGCGTCTAGTGTGGGCAACTACTATGACAAGCTACACGTTATCAATTGCCGTAAAGAACTTGGGCAAGAAGTCACTGAGAAAGAACACGTTAAAGCCGTTTGGATGGCACTACATGCCAGCTATGCACTAGAAGCATTCCGCTTTATGGTTAGCTTTGCTACAAGTTTGGCCATGGTTGAAAACAAGATCTTTATCGGCAACGGTAACATCATCAGCTTGATCCTACAAGACGAATTATTGCACAAAGGCTGGACAGCCTATATGATTAACCAAGTTATCAAAGAAGATCCTCGCTTTGCTGAAGCTAAACAAGAATGTGAAGCAGAAGTATATGCATTGTATATGGATGTGATTCGGGAAGAAAAAGATTGGGCCAGCTACCTGTTTAAGATGGGACCAGTTATTGGACTCAATGCAAACATTCTGCGTGACTTTGTGGACTACACCGCAGTAGATGCATTAAAGCAAATTGGTATTAAGTACCAAGCGGCTGCTCCTAAGTCAACTCCAATTCCTTGGTTTAACAAGCATACTGATACTAGTAAGAAACAAACAGCACTACAAGAAAACGAATCGACTAATTACGTCATCGGAGTTATGGGTGAAGGTATTGACTATGATGCCTTGCCTGTGCTATAATAGGACATCGGAGAAATTATGACAACACCAGTTATTGTATGGTCAAAGTACCATTGCCCCTATTGCGATCAAGCAAAGGCATTATTAAAACAACAGGGTGTTCCATTTGAAGAACGTAAAATCGGAGATGGATACACCAAGGAAGAATTGTTAGAAGCAGTACCAAATGCTCGAACAGTTCCTCAAATTATTATCAATGGTGCATCTATTGGTGGTTTTACAGAATTAAGAAAATATATCGACGAAACCGGATTCAACGGTACCGGATACTAAAAAGGAAACTAAAATGTTAATCAATAAAGGCGTAGCAGAAGGCGAAGTCATTACCCTCAAACTAACCAGCGGCGAAGAAATTGTTGCTAAACTAGTAGAAGATGGTGCGTTGTATTACAAACTATCAAAGCCAATGGTTATTGGTATGGGACAAAAAGGTCCAGGTCTAATGCCTTACTTGTTCACTGTTAGTCCAAATGCAGATATTCGTTTGCAAAAGTCTACAGTCACAGTAGCAGAAGCAACTGACGAAGCATTTGCCAAACAGTTTCTCGAGTCAACAACTGGCATTGCGTTAGTATAACGTCAATAATCATAGTGTATAAATACACTATGACTTATAAAATTAGGGCAGGTGCCCCATTTGATTTAGACAATTTATTCAATAGACCGGCCGTAGATGCCGGTCCTATCGTTAATCCATATCCGGATATTATATTAAGTAATATTGACGGTGGAGATTTTATACAGCCTGTTACATTTACAGTAGACGGCGGATTTATTCCGGCTGCTGGCACTGCAACGTATGACCCTTCTAGAACATACGGACCGGACGATATTGTACCATGACTACTCCAACTGGTAGCATATTATTACGTCGAGGACCTACTACTGATCGAGTAGCGTTTGTTCCACTTGACGGTGAAATAATCTACGACGAAAATTTAAAATCAATCTTTATTGGTGATGGTGCTACTTATGGCGGTAATGCTGTTGGTACAGTCCCAGGCTCAATGTCAAACAGTTTTGCTAACATTCTAGTAGCAGGACAAAGTAATGTAACAGCAGATTCCTACTCTGATAATTTAACCTTAGTGGCGGGTACTGGAATAACATTAACCACTGATGCAATCAACGATAGCATTACTATTGCTAGTAGTGCTGCTGGAGCAACCTACGGGATTAGTGCAGAAACGGCCACGGGTGGTACTAGCTTACGACTAACTGGTAGCAATGTTACTACAGATAATGTTAAGTTTGCAGAAGGTACTGGTATTACAGTTACTCGAACAGATGCAGATACTATTACTATTGCTACAACAGTAACTGATACAAACACAACATATGGGATCAGTGCAGAGACAGTAGCCGGCGGTGCCTATTTACGATTAACAGGCAGCAATGCGTCAACAGACAATATTAAATTTGCCAGTGCTGGCAATGTAACAGTTACTCGAACAGATGCAAATATTATTACAATTAGTGGCAGTCCACTAGGCGGCGCAGTATTAGATGATATAGATGATGTATCATTAAGTGTTCCAACTAACGGACAATTTTTACGCTACAACGGAACCAACTGGTACAATGCTACAGCAACCTTAGGCGGTGGATCACTATCTAGCAGTTTTGAAACTATTAAAGTAGCAGGCCAAGCTGATATAGTAGCCGACTCCTCTACTGATATACTAACCCTAGTTGCTGGGCCTGGGATTACTATTACATCTAATGCAGTAACGGATACTATTACTATTAATAATTCAGATTCTTTAGTTTCAGTATCACCTTCTGAAATAGCAGCCGGAACTGATCAATCAACTGCTTTAGAACTAACCTCAATTATAAACAATATAACCACAACTGATCTCGGAACAGGGGTTAGACTTCCTACAGCAGTAGCAGGTACAAGATTATTAGTGTTTAATAACGGATTGAACACGGCAGCAGTGTATCCGGCCATCGGTGCAGATATTAATGGATTAGGTATAGATGTAGCATTTTCATTAGAGGTTGGTGCTCGATTAGAATTTGTTGCAATTACAACTACGCAATGGTATACAATGAATGCAACATATGCATAAAGGAATAACATGACAGGAATTGTTCGAGTCAATGCTGACTCTCATAATGGACATGCAGGACACAGAGTACCCTTCCATAAAACATCTTATGCAAGTGGTAGTGGAAATGTTTTTGTAAACAGTGAGCCAGCCGTAAGAAAGGGAGATGCATTAGCATGTGGCGACACCGCAGTTGGAGCATCGTCTAACGTATTTGTTAACGGCATCCCAGTTCACCGTCAAGGTGACTCAACAAGCGGACACGGTAAATGGGTCCCAAACGCCGCCGCCAGTGGTAGCTCTAACGTATTTGCCAATTAGGTTGATCTTAAATTAACTACGCTGTATAATATCAACATGAACATTTATTTAGATATGGACGACGTAGTCGCCGATTGGATGGGATATGCTCGAAATTATCTTAAAGAACCTGCATGGCAAGAAGGCGAGATACTTCCCTTACCGGTGTGGAATCGTCTTAAAGATAACCAACGTATGTACAGCAAACTTCCATTAAAGGAAGGGGCAGTGGAGTTGGTCAATTGGGTTACTGAATATACAGATAAACATCCCGATGTGGGATTGTTCTTCTTAACCGCAGTACCTCATAACAATGATATGCCGTGGGCGTTTGTTGATAAAGTTTGGTGGGCAAGATCACATTTCCCACATATTCCTGTATTCTTCGGACCATACAGTGATAACAAATGGATGCGATGTGAAAGCGCCGAGGACATTCTTATCGATGATCGTCGCAGCAATAACGAAGAGTGGGTTAAGGCAGGTGGCCGCGCCCATATGTACCGTAACTGGACAGACTGTAAAGCATGGTTGGAGGCTGAGTTAGGTCCACTATGAACAGTTTAGAGAAAGTTTGGGCAAGAGCAACTGGCCATTTAATGGGCCAAACAGACCAAGATCGTCCGGATATACCTATACTTACTTTAAGAGAAGCACGTATAGCGTTGTTTTTAAAGACCTTCTGGGTCATCATACATGTAATAACGTGTTGTTTCATTATTGCGAACACAATACATCACTGGTAATAACTATATAACAAAGGAGACAATTATGTCAGCAAACAAATATCAAGAGTTCACAAAAATCGTAGAAGCCATGGAGGCAGACTTCGAAAAGTTCTATGACAAGGAAGTTGGCGCAGCCGGCACCCGTGTTCGTAAGGCTTGCCAAGATTTGGCTAAGTTGTGCAAAGAAACTCGTAACGATGTGACTGCGGTTAAGAACGCTCGAAAAGAAGCGGCCTAATGTCAACGAAACCCCTGGTAAATACGTTATATACTTACAAGGGGTATAATATGAAAAAACTTTTAACTGTTCTGTTACTAACGGTCAGTGCCACAGCATTTGCTCAGCATAATCATCACTGGCGTCATCATGGCTATCGTCATGTAGGTCCCAACATCGGTTATTGGGTAGCACCGTTAGTCATTGGCGGGATTGTAGGGGCTGCAATTGCCAAAGAGAATCAGCAACCTCCTGTAATAGTACAACCACCGCAGTCAGTAATCATACAACGTCAAACAGTTTGTACTGAGTGGAAAGAAATACAAAATTCCGATGGACAAGTCTATCGTGAAAGAACTTGTACACAATAAGGAAATACTATGGCAAAATTTAAAGCACATCACCCTCGTTCAGTAAAAGCTACTGCTCGAAGAGTTCTCAAGAAGAAGAAATAATGGCCTACTCAGATAAAGTTGTCGACCACTATGAAAATCCCAGGAATGTCGGATCTTTTGACAAGAGTGATCCTAGTGTTGGTACTGGTATGGTTGGCGCACCTGCTTGCGGCGACGTAATGAAATTACAAATAAAGGTTGATCATGATACAGGTATTATTACAGATGCGAAATTTAAAACGTATGGCTGTGGATCGGCTATCGCGAGTTCGAGCCTCATTACGGAGTGGGTCAAAGGAATGCACATCGACCGAGCAGGAGAAATTAAAAACTCCGAAATCGCCGAAGAACTAGCTCTACCGCCAGTTAAAATACATTGTAGCATATTGGCTGAAGATGCCATCAAAGCAGCCGTAAATGATTACCGTAACCGACACAGCGGCTAAGAAGATCAAACAGCAGTTGACTAAGCGTGGGAGAGGTGTGGGTATTCGAATAGGTGTTAAAACTACAGGATGCAGTGGCCTAGCTTATGTGTTAGAATTTGTGGACAGTTACGAAGCCGAAGTAGGTGTGACTAATTATGCCCAGCCAGATTTTGCCTTGTTAGTTGATGCCAAATCAGAAGTTTATCTAAAAGGCCTAACTGTTGATTGGGTGCGCAATGGACTCAATGAAGGATTTGAATTTCGCAACCCAAATGAACGTGATAAATGCGGTTGCGGAGAAAGTTTTAGGGTATGAAAAAAGTGTGGGATAGAAAAGCAACTCGAGATTGGATTGCTCAGTTAGAGCACAGAATCGAAGACATTCGATACTACATGGAACGTACTATTCAGTGGTGTGAAGCTAATGATGTGTACAGTGACAGAACAGTTTTCGCCTGTATCATTATGACATCAGTATGGGTTAGCCATCTGCGTAATGAACCCATAACCAAAAAAGAGTTATTTGAAATGCTGGGCGTTAAAGGTTGGGAAGGCATTGATGATGCCATATACCAGTTTAACGAGGAATACGAATCGTTTGAACACGAAGAACTACTGGAAATGGTTGCAAGCTCATTTTAATTGACTGTTGATAACATAGATGTTATAATAAGTCTATGTTAACTACAAGAAAGTCAATATGAGTATGCATCTTGAAGGCCCTTGGTTGTCTACTACTGGCAAACGAAAAGGCAAACAAAAGTTTGCTTCATCAGAAGCCAAACGTCGAGCAGAGCAGTTGGACCAAGATTGGAAAGACATCCAAAAAAAGTGGGGTGTTGAGGCGGAAGAAAAGAAACGTAAGCGAGCAATGTCCGCTGAGCCGTTGCAGTACTCTTTAAACAGCCCCAATCAACGTACTACTGCACATATTCCCAGTCGTGGCGATAGTACAGGAAATGCCATACTTAAACCTAATCCAGTTTATACTGGCACTAAAGTTAAAGGTATTGGTACCATGCATAAAAGCAATGCTGTGCCAATTTTTAGCGACGAAGAGGCTATTGCAATATCTACAATGCGTAGATAAGTAATTAACTATCATAAAAAGGAGAAGAAATGATTAAGCTCATTAAAATCTTACTTGTATTGATCGGTCTAGCACTTGTTGGATTTATTGGATACAAAGCGGTCATGTATAAACTTGACCCAACTAAGCAATTGGTTATGAAAAACACTTCAGTAACAGCTGAAGTTAGAAATAAGCAATTAGAATGCTTGGCTCGTAATATCTATTACGAAGCAGGTAATCAACCTTTTGAAGGTAAAGTTGCTGTAGCACAGGTTACTATTAATCGTGCAGAAAGCGGACAATTTCCCTCCGATATCTGCAAAGTAGTTTACCAAAAGAATGTAGTGTACGAACGTGTACTTTGTCAGTTTAGTTGGTATTGTGAAACAGCCACTATGATGAGGCCAAAAAACACAGCCGTATTTAAAGAAAGCGAAATGGTTGCACGACAGGTTCTATTGGAAGGGTTCCGTTTGCCTAGTTTGAAAAATGCATTATATTTTCACGCTACGCACATCAATCCAAAATGGAACAGAGAACAAGTAGCCGTTATCGCAGGTCACGTATTTTACAAATAAAGGAAAGTTATGCAAATTAGTTTAAGAGAATTGGTTAATCTTAAAAAGATGAGAGACAGCCTCACCGAGAACATTGGACATCTTAGTGCAGAGACACTCGGATGGATTGGTGTTATTCTAGTACATTTGGCTACTATTCCAACACTAGTTGCAGTACTTACTGGCCTAACCGAAAAGTTACCCCCAGTTGATATGGTTGCCCTAATGTGGTTAGGCCTGTTTACATTCTTTGTCAGAAGTGTTATTGCCAAAGATTTGTTAAACATTATCACAATTGGTTTTGGATTCTTTGTCCAAGCTATGTTGATGGCATTGATTATTTTTAAATAACCAAAAAACATTGACACATCAACCCTCTGATAGTATAATAGATACTACAGAGGGTTTTTATTTTAACACACACAGAAAGGTAGATATGAGAAACTTTGTAATCGGTACAATCTTTGGATTGGTTTTAGCTACTGTTGGATTCAGCGGCATTGCTAAAATGTTGGATAGAGGCGTAGACACAGTTAAAACACACTCACAGGAAATGGCAAAATGAAAAAGTTTATTTTAATCCCCATTGTTGCGGCACTGGCTGCTTGTTCAGGCATGAAGACCGTTGAGAATCGCAAAGAATACGCACAACCTGATTGGTACCAAGAATGCCAGCAAGCAGGTGTTAAAGGTTACTTCTGGTGGAAGAAGGAGTTCGCCTACGCATGTGGCGGCGGTGAGTCGCTCCACGCTCAAGCAGCCGAAGAGCAGATGTATGCTATTGCAATGAACAACTTTGCAAAACGTATCAACTCAGAAGTCAACAGTGAAACAAAGATTGATTTCATCAACGATAAGAAGAGTACAAAAACTTCTATCTCCTATGTGGTTAAGAACACAACTATTCGCGAACACATGAAAACAGAAACTGCACAGTTTACTATGCAGGGTCGTCACTATACCTTTGTGCGTCTTGAGATGCCTAAGGAAGTGTTCAACCAATTGATTGCCGAAGCCAAAGCGCAAAAGCAATGAAACTACTACTAGTACTGGCATTAGCAGTTCCGGTTGTTTTAACAGGTTGCTCTAGTGCGCCTGTTAAAACAACCCAGCGGCAATACTGCTACACTAGCCAAGAGATTAAAACTAAAGATAAAGAAACTGTCTCTAGTGAAACCACAGTTAAATGTAATGACGATCCTATTGAACAAATGGTTGTTAAAAAGATTGGCATTGCACGAGACTGCGGCGAATACAAATATGTTATGACCCTTAATGGTCGACCTGTTGAAAGGATTGGATATGCATGTCAAAAATATAATGGCACTTGGGAAGTTGTTCCTCATCCTAGCATGTTCCAATAGTTACGCTCAATCATGGTCTGGTCCGATGAATCGTGATCGTATTAAAAACGATGGATTATTGGCCTTTACCTACAACATGTCGATTTATTACGGATCAAGATTACCTAAAGCAGATAATGCTTTGCATTCTCAGGCAGTTTATCACGCACTGAATAATCTTGACAACGGAGAACTTATTGAATGGTACAATGACCGAACTAACAGTCACGGAAAGGCACGTATAGTTTATACTATACCAGGAAGTGGGACTATTTGTCGACGTATTCATAGTTTGGTGCAGACAGCTGACCGTTCAAACAACTATGAAGACACTGCCTGTTATAATAACAACACTAATACCTGGACTTTTGTCGATAAATATTAGTCTATGAAGATTACATTAGCAGATAAATTTATCGCATACCTTGCGCTATTCAGTGGATTGACTATATCTGCTGTGGCCATTTGGTACTCAGTAGCAGGACTGGTTAGCATTTTTGCGGCCGCAGTAATACCTATTATTGTTATGGGTGTGGTATTAGAGGTTAGCAAACTTATTGCCACAGTATGGCTCAAGCTGAATTGGTCTCGTGCTCCTGTGTTTATCCGATCATATCTGATAGCGGCCATTGCTATCCTAATGATTATAACATCAATGGGTATCTTTGGATTCCTAAGTAAAGCACACAGCGATGCTGGTCTAGTGTCAGGCGATGTGCAAGCCAAAATTGCAGTCTACGATGAAAAAATTAAAACAGCCAAAGAAAATATTGAAGCCAACCGCAAACAACTTAAACAGATGGATGAGGCGGTTGACCAAGTCATGGGTCGCAGTTCAGATGAGAAAGGTGCCGACAAAGCGGTTTCAATACGCAAAGCTCAGTCTCGTGATCGCAGTGCGTTGGCCAAAGACATTGAAGCCAACCAGAAGCTTATTGCTACTCTTAATGACCAAGCCGCACCTATTCGAGCAGAAGTACGAAAAGTAGAAGCGGAGGTAGGCCCAATCAAATACATTGCGGCATTTGTCTATGGAGATAATCCAGATGCTAACGTACTAGAAAAAGCTGTCACTTGGGTAATCATTATTATCGTATCAGTCTTTGATCCGTTAGCAGTTATCCTATTGCTTGCCAGTCAATATAGTTTCCAATGGTTCCGTAAGTCCCGTGAAGATGAAGAACTATTACATAGCACAGTCCCATTGCATGTTGCAGATGAAACTCCTAAAGAGCCTATGAAGTTTGTTGATCCGGGAGAGCATCCTGATGATCACTTAGAAACGGAACTGGCCGAACCTGAGCCGGTTGTAGAGAAAACTCTAGCAGAACAACATCCTTACTTAAATCAGCCGTTCAGTCATTTTAAAAATTTAACACCCGTAGTTCATAAACCTGAACCTGTTGTTGAAGAAAAAACTGATCCACTAGACCAATGGAACAAAATGATTGAAGCGGCTGAAGAAGAAGTAGCTAAAGAAAAAACTCCTGACGAAATTCTCAACGAAGGTTTAAACGAACCAACATACCAATTACTTCCAGAATTACAAGAAACATTGAACAAGACAGAGTGGCCAGATAATCCTGCAAAAGGCGACCGATGCGTAATGTTCGTTGACGGTGCTAATCGAAGTTTTATCTTTAATGGTAACGTTTGGATAGATGCTGATCATTCAGATCCAGGAGCTGTTAATGCCTTGGACGAATCAAAAAAAAAGAGCACATACATAATCAAAGATCAGAATCAACAGATCAAGAAGACCAAAGAGTAAGTTATGTGCAGAACTCAGAACAAAATCCAAATTCATTATGGACAAGAATTAAACACCGAGACAGCTAATTATAATATACATAAGCGATAATATGAATATTGGAAAAATTAATTTAATTACACCTCCGGATAAGTTGTTTAATCTTAATCCCGGATACTTACTAATCAAACCAAGTACTAAGGTAAAGATGCAGTTCCAACAACTGCTTAGTCAAAGTATAGATGACTTGAATGTGTATATGTACGATACTGACGAAGTTGACATCGAATGGATGCTAAGTGTTAGTCAGCAAGCAGATTTTATCATTATTGATATTGACAACTGCGATTCTGTTACTAAACAGTTTGTTAGCTTTTTACTAGCACAACCAAATACTCACTATTTGACTAGTGACGAAATCACTCCTTGGCACCTAATTAGCCGCAATAGGATATATAACTTAGACTGGATTTTAGATGCTCTAAAAGACCAGGACGAAGAAAATGATGAACCAGAAGAGGAAAATGATGAGGAATAATCATATTAAGGGAACAGTAATTGTTCTAAAAGAAGGTGAGGATGTTAACCGTGCTCTACGCCGATTTAAAAATAAAATTGAAGATTTAGGTATTCTCAAAGTACTTCAATCAAAAGAGTTTTATGAAAAGCCAACTACTGAGCGTAAGCGTAAGAAATCGGCTGCTAAGGCTCGTTGGCGAAAACAGTTGGAAAAAGATGCATTACCTAAAAAAATGTATTGACCTTTTAGATTAGATCTGCTATAATGTAAGTTACTTATTTAGAAAGAACTTACATGGCAAATACAGATTTAATGATTGACTTAGAGACATTGGCGACATCTCCGGATGCCGCCATTCTTACGATAGGCGCAGTAAAGTTTGATCCGTTTGGGGATGATGTTAAAGACCCTAAATGTGAGAAGTTTTATGTTCGAGTAGATCTTGACTCGTGCGATGCACTAGGATTAGTTACTAGTGATGCTACTGTAGAATGGTGGGCTAATCAAAGTAAAGAAGCACAGGACGAAGCGTTCAGTGAAGTTGATCGTATCCCGATTACTGAAGCATTTAATCGTCTGTACAAATTTGCCTGGGGTGCCAAACGTGTGTGGTCACATGGTGCAAGTTTTGACATTGTAATCTGTGAGCATGTGTTTAAAAAGATTGGTAAGGCAGTGCCCTGGCAGTTCTGGGAAGCACGTTGCACACGTACACTATTTGATATTGGCATTAACCCGCATCGTCCTCCTGTACTCAAACATCACGCATTAGAAGATGCATGGAATCAAGCAGTAGGCGTACAAAATGTGTTTAACACATTAAAAACAAGTACTACCAGTGCCGGACAATACATACAACCATTTGCAAGAGAAAGATAATATGAATGATTTTGAAATTGCACTACTAATGGTGCTAATGTTTATTCAAGGTATTACAGTTGGATACATTCTATGGGCACCACTAACATCTTTCAAACAAGGACTTATTGATGGTCTATCGTTAAAATTCCTTTGGAGAAAATAATGGACGAACAAACATATGAAGTTATGGCTATCCTACAAGAGGAAGCCGCAGAAGTTATACAGGCTGTTAGCAAATGCTACAGATTCGGCCTGGACCACTACAAGCCAGGAAAACCTCAAACTAACCGTCAACATTTAGAAGAAGAGATCGGCGATATGCTAGCTATGATCGACATTCTACAAAAAATGGACGAAGTTAGTTATAATAACATTGAGGCTGCTAGAGTAGCTAAAATTGAAAAACTAAAGCAGTGGTCCACAATTGAAATAGTTCAGGAAATGTGAGATAAATAAATTTGTACTAAAACGCCGTAAGGGTTTAGTATAGGACATGGTGTCCACAAAATCTTGCTTAAATTAAGGAGAAAATTATGAGCAAAGTCATCGGTATCGATTTAGGTACAACAAATTCATGTGTAGCTATTATTGAAAATGGCGTCGCAAAAGTTATTGAGAATTCAGAAGGCGCACGTACTACACCTAGTATTGTTGCATACGCTAATGATGAAATTCTAGTAGGCGCAAGTGCAAAGCGTCAAGCAGTAACAAACCCCAAGAACACAATCTATGCTAGCAAGCGACTAATTGGACGTAAGTTTGATGAAGCGGCTGTGCAAAAAGACATTGATCTAATGCCTTACACCATCATCAAGGCAGATAACGGTGATGCTTGGGTACAGGTAAATGAGGACAAACTAGCACCTCCACAAATTTCAGCTGAAGTACTTCGCAAGATGAAAAAGACTGCTGAGGACTATTTAGGTGCAGAGGTTACACAGGCAGTTATTACAGTACCAGCTTACTTTAATGACAGCCAACGTCAAGCCACTAAGGATGCAGGTAAGATTGCAGGTCTTGAAGTGCTACGTATTATTAACGAGCCTACTGCGGCTGCACTGGCCTACGGTGTTGATAAGGCTGACAAGAAAGACAGCAAAGTTGCAGTATACGACTTGGGTGGTGGAACTTTTGATATCTCTATTATTGAGATTGCTAATGTCGATGGCGACAAACAGATTGAAGTGTTAAGTACGAACGGTGATACATTCTTAGGTGGTGAAGACTTTGACCAACGCATCATGGACTTCTTGGTTGATGAGTTTAAGAAAGAAAATGCAATTGATCTTAAGAAAGACATGCTGGCTCTACAACGCCTAAAAGAGGCTGCTGAAAAAGCCAAGATTGAATTGTCCAGCAGTGCCAGTACCAGCGTTAACTTGCCCTATATTACAGCAGACGCTAATGGCCCTAAGCATATGAACGTTACTATTAGCCGTAGTAAGCTAGAAAGCCTTGTTGAAGAATTGATTCAACGTAGTATTGAGCCATGCCGTATTGCTATTAAAGATGCAGGTGTGGATGTTAGCGAAATTGACGAGGTTATCCTTGTTGGTGGTATGACACGCATGCCTAAGGTACAAGAAGCAGTTGAGAAGCTGTTCGGTAAGGCTCCACGTAAGGATGTTAACCCAGACGAAGCAGTTGCAGCGGGTGCGGCTGTACAAGGTGCTGTGCTAGCAGGTGACCGTAATGACGTATTGTTACTTGACGTTACTCCATTGAGCTTGGGTATCGAGACCATGGGCGGCATTATGGCCAAGTTGATCAACAAGAATACAACTATCCCAACTAAGGCTAGTCAAACATTCTCAACAGCAGAAGACAACCAACCAGCAGTTACTATCAAAGCGTTCCAGGGTGAGCGTGACCTAGTACAACATAACAAGCTATTAGGCGAGTTTAACTTAGAAGGTATCCAGCCACAACGTCGTGGTCAGCCACAGATCGAAGTTACATTGGATATCGATGCCAACGGTATCATGCACGTAAGTGCTAAAGATAAAACCACTGGTAAAGAAAACAAGATTACTATCAAGTCAGACTCGGGTCTAACTAAAGAAGAAATCGAACGTATGGTACAAGAAGCAGAAGTTAACGCAGAGAGTGATAAGAAGACTCGTGAGTTGATCGAAGCACGTAACCAAGCAGAAGCACAGATCCATAGCATTAAGAAAGATATGGAAGAAGTAGATGCAGAGTTATCGGCCGAAGTTAAAGACAAAGTTAACGAAGCTATCACTTCAGTAGATGCAGCAATTATCACAGAAGATAAAGATGCCATTACACAAAAACTTAGCGACTTGTTTACTGCGGCTCAACCAGTGATGGAAGCTAAACAAAAGAAAGAAGAAGCTAAGAAGAATGAAACTCCGGTAGACGCAGAGTTTACTGAAGTTAACTAACACAGACACACATAATAAATACGTGTAGGGCGCTCGGGTGAGGCCCTACTATAATCTTGCTTAAATTAAGGAGAACATTATGAACGCAACATTAAGAACTATTGATACTGCCGCTTTAGCTCAACTGAGTAGAGCACTTGTAGGATTTGATCGAATGTTTGACACCTACGAAACTCGATTCGCTAGTCAAACATCTAACTATCCTCCACACAACATTGTTAAGTATGACGAATATCACTACGCTATTGAAATGGCAGTAGCTGGATTCAAGAAGAGCGAAATCGCTGTAGAAGTTGAGAATGATCAACTGACTATCCGTGGTGAGAGCTTGACTGCTAACGATCCGACAAGGCAGTACATACACAGAGGCCTAAGTAGTCGAGACTTTGAAAGAAGGATAGGGCTTACTGAACATATGATTGTTAAAGGTGCTGAAATCCAAGACGGCATTTTGACCATCAACATCGAACTTGAGCTTCCTGAAGAAAAGAAGCCAAGAGTTGTTGACATTGTAGAAATTAAGTAATATAATAAGGGGAAGGCAACTTCCCCTTTAAACTATACGGAGAATGACATGAGCGCAACAGACGTAAAACTTGACGAAAAGATCAAACAAAAGGTTGAAGAACCGCATCGTTGGAAAGTTATCCTATTAAACGATGACCATACTCCTGTGGACTTTGTTATTGGAATCCTAACAGAGATTTTTAAACACAGCCAAGAAACAGCCAAGGGTATCACAATGCAGATACATACTGAAGGAAGTGGTATTGCTGGAGTTTACAGTTTTGAGATTGCTGAAGTAAAGGCAGTTGAAGCAACTAATCTAGCTAGAGGCAACGGTTTCCCACTCCAAATTAAAATGGAAGAAGAATGAGTTTAAAAGAACTAACACACGAAGCACACCGTAACGCAGAAACACAATCATTTGTCAAGATTTTATTCTCTGGCAAAATTAATCCAGAGTTGTATGCTGCCTATCTAAAAAATCAACACCCGTGTTATGAAATTTTAGAAGTGTGCGCTATGCCGCATGGATTACTACATGGCTTACCTGATATGCGTAGAGCACCCGCTATTTTAGAAGATTACTTAGAGTTGCATGATCCTACGCAGGAAGAGCCTAAAATTTTACCTGCAACTGAACGTTATATCAAGTACATTTTAATTCCCTCT